CGTAAGCCTGCTCGTAGGGGTCGGCTGCGCGATATGCGGCGATGGACTTTGAGTAGGTCGCCAGATCGTAAAGCACATCCTCGCCCACCGAGCCCGTGAAGACGGCGGCGTACTTCGCGTGGAGGTCGTTTAGCTTGGCCTCCAGCTCTGCTCTGGTCGCCCTAGGCAGCGTCCTTCTCCCGCTTGATCGCCCGCGCCCGCTGGAGCTCGTTCTTCCAGGTCCAGTAGGGATCGTTCGGGCTCGCGGTCTCGTCCTTGTGGCGCAGGGTCTTGGGGAAGGGCGGACTGTCGGGAATGCAGACGTGGACCTGGAGGGTGGGACCAGGCGCGGGGTTCACCACGTAGGCGAGGTAAGGGCCGCTTCTCATGCCGGGCGTTCCCCAGCCGCCGGTCATGCCGGCTTTGCGGGTGAGAGACGGGTCGTAGTACCAGACCTGCTCGCCGAGCTCGGGGTGTGGTTCAGTCATGGTCGCTCCCCTCACGGATGCGTGCTTCGATATCGTCCGCCAGGGTCTCGATCGCCTCGGCGGCTTCCCTGAACAGCTGGCGGATCGCCGGATGGTAGTCCGGGTCTTCGGCCTGTTTTTTCAGGTCCCTGACGAGACGGTGAAAACTGCGGTTGCTCATGCTGCCTGCTGCGGCTGGCCCTGCTGGCCGCCGGGACCGTACTGGTTGGTGGTGAGGCCCTTGGCGTCGCGGTCGGTCTGCGCCTTCATCATGGCCGCCTGCGCCGGCAGGGCCTGAATCTGGGCCTGAAGCTGCATCTGCTGGGCGCGGGCCTTGCGCTTCTGGGCGATGGCTCTCGGGTCTGCCATCCAGCTTTCCGGAACCGCCTGGATTTGCGCGGTGTCGCGAGTGGCCCTGTCGAAATCGAACACGTCGAACGGAGAGGGGTCCTGCGTCACCTTCACCACCTCGAGCGTTGCCTGGATGGTGCGCTGGAACCCGGCAACCTCCTGGGCTCGCTGGGCGCGGGCCAGTGGGCTCGTGTAGTTGACATGGTATTCGCCGCGGGCCTCGCGGAGCGCGGGTGGCATGGGCGGTAGAACCCCGAAGAAGCTGAGAAGGTCCATCTCGCGATCGGTCATCGGCCCGAGGTATTCCGACTGCTGGCGGCCTACCGTCGGGGCGAGCAGAATGCCTTTCTCGTTCGTGCGCTCAATGACTTCAGTAGCCGTCATCTGCGGAGTTTCTGTGAGGATCTGGAAAAGCGCCACCAGGAAGGCGTCGTTGATCAGTGATCTCTCCGCCTCCATCGCGTCCTTGCCGATCTCGTAGTTGCCGGTCGGCAGCACGCCCATGAGCGGCTTGCCGTCCAACGACCATCCGCCCTTGTTGATGGCGCCGGGATGCATCTGGGTGTCGACCAGGCCGTCGTCGGCCACGAGATAGACCGGATCGGCGGCGCGGTGCGCCTGCTTGAGCGCCGTCGCCTTCATGGCGTTGAGCGTCTTGATGGCGGGCAGCACCATCATCGCCGGGCTGCGTCCGTAGACCTCGCCCGGCGTCTGGTCGTAGCGGGTGACGGCGATCGGGAAGGAGTTGTAGCCGCCTTCCTGGATCAGCGTCCTCCCCTGTACGCTGACGTAATAGCTGGCGTAGGGCTTGCCCTTCTTGTCCATCCGGCCGTGCTCGTAATCGGCGCGCTGGCAGATGTGGTGCAGGAAGTCGAAGGGCGGGTACTCGGCATTCTTCTCGTAGGCCGCCCTGACGACGGGAGGGCACTTGTCGCCCCACTTCTGGACCGCCTGCCGAGCGGTCAGTCGGAACCAGCGGATGGCGCCGTCCACCACACCCTGGTGGTTCTCGTGGATGAAAAGCTCGCCGAGAGGGATGGCCTTGTAGCGAAGCTGCCTGACCGGCTTCAGCCACGGGTTGACCGCCTGGTCGACGAACATGCCGGCGGTGCCGTAGGCCCCGAGCCCGCGGAATATCTGCTGGTTGTTGGCGCTGAAATTGCCGAGCGGGTTGTAGCGCTGCTGGAAGAGGATGCGCGTCGCCTTCTCGTACCAGAGGCGCGTGTCGCGATCCTTCAGCAGGTCCTCCGACTGGCTGGTGAGCTGCATCCATATCTGGTTGCGGGGGGTGAGAAGGCTGTCGAGGATGGCGCCGAAGCGATGCAGCGCCATCATGGCGGTGGCGTCGATCTGCCTGTCCGTCTTCTTCTGGCCGGGCCAGTTATACGAGCCGAAGAAGAACGTGTTGCGGCTCGTCGGGTCGATGGTCTCGGCGATCTCCTCCCATTGGCCGCCGAACGTGTTCCGCATCAGCTGCAGTTCGGCGAAAATCTGCATCGTCTCGGTGACGATGCGCTCTTCGTAGCCGCTCGGGGTCCTCGCCGGGACGTTGGTGTCGTAGGAGGCCTCGCCCGCCATACTAGTATCCGCCCGGGCCCATCAAGGCCTGCCACGCAGAGCCCAGGTTGCCTACGCCCGATTGTAGCCCGGAGTTCAGCACGCCGTAGGCCGAGAGTGGAGAGTTGACCATGGCCAGCATCCGCTTGCGGCGTTCCAGGATTTCGGCCTCGGTCTGGTTCTGCAGCGCGTCGCCAAGACCGATATCACCGGCCCCCGCGCCCATCGCCGGCACGGGGATATTCTGAACTCCGCCGCCAGAACTTGCCATGTGTGCGGGTTTACCTTACGGTGACCGTTTTGGTCAATATGGGCGCCCGGTAATCGGGTCCCAATCCGCCTGGTTTCTTGGCGGAGGCCGGTTCAGGCCGTCCTGCCACCTGCGTCCGTCCAGGCTCCCCATGGGAACGCTCGACGCAAACCTTGGGGCCATCATCGCCAGTATTCTGCTGGCCGACATCAGGTCGTCCTTGTTGCGGACGATCTCGCCTCGCTCGTCTCTGTGGTAGTTGCGATATTCTTCCCACCAGTCGATCAGGTGCTCGCACACCTTCAGGCGCCCGGTGGCAAAGCGCTGGTACATCTCCAGGATGCCGGTCTCGGTCGCATAGCCGCCGTGTCGGAAGGTGGCATGCTCGTGCCACATCCTGAGCCCCTGCGCCTTGTAGAGCCCCGAGGTCGTCTGCGGGTTGTCGCTCATCGTCTGGCGGTGGCCGTCGTGAGGCCAGAAGACCGGCGCGGCGGCGCAGACCTGCTTCATCGCGAAGGCGTGCTCGAGCGGCGTCTGGTGCGACAGCCGAAGCGCGTGGCCGAGATAGATGATGTCGGTCAGGGGATCGAAGAAGCCGAGCACGGCGCCGAACGGGTGCGAGAAATTCCCCGTCGTTGCCCCGATGCCACCGAAATCCACCCCCCAGCCCATGCGCCAATGGCCCGGCGGGTCGAGGATCGGAGGGCACGAAATCTGTTCCTTCAGGAAGTCGAAGACGGCCCCGGAGCCGTGCGTCGGCCGGCCGGCCCGACGCGTCTCGCGCTCGTGGACGGGCCACGACAGCACCTCGCGCTCATACCACTGTCGCGCCCCCTCGACCGTGGCCGGAAAACAGTCGGCCTTAGCGAGCGGGATGAAGTGGTTGTTGGGCTCGCCGAGGACATCGTCCCCGGTCATGTTGACGAAGCCCTTGGCCCCGTCCTTGCCGTCATGGAACGAGGTGTAGAGCTCCGTCTCGCCGAGAAGCGGCGTGTAGGTGATGATCAGGTGGCCGCCGGTATCCATCGTGCGGGTCTTGCACTCGGTGTAGATCTTGTAGTCCTCCGGCTCCTCGTCGAGCCAGATGAAGTCGATCTTGTCGGCCTGGAACTTCTGCCACCCCTGCTCATAGCTCTTGAAGGTGATGGACGACGAGCCGCCTGACTTGTGCCTTATCTCTACCGAGGCATAGGCCCCCGTCGTTCCCCGCCCCAGCGTCGTCGAGACGAAGCTATCCCTCGGTATGAGACCGGTCCCCAGGCTGTCTGAAAGCGTCGGATTGCCGCACAGCTTGCCCTGCGAGACCTTCATCGTCAGTTCAGCCGAGACACCGCACGCCCAGGCGATGATCGGACGACTGAAGCGCTTTCCAGGCCACCAGTCCGGGTACTCCCCCGTGGCGTGGCAGTAGAGCTCGAACGCCCCCGCGTCGGAATTATGGTGAACCATTCCGGCCGCCACGTAGTTATGGAAGCCGGGAACAATGAAGTCGTAGACTTCTTGTGCGGGAATAGGCTCGTAGGCTACTATGCGATTACCAGCAATGGGGATATCGCATGGTGAGGAAAGTGG